AAGACACAAAGAAGCGATTATAGTGCCTGTACCACATGGGGCGTGTTCTATCACCACCAAGATGTGGATCAAAGCCGTCCTCACCTGATTCTTTTGGATGCATTTAAGGAAAAACTAGAGTTTCCAGAGTTAAAACGGGCTGCATACGATAAATACTGGGAGTTTGAGCCAGATCAGATGATTGTAGAAGCAAAAGCATCGGGTGCGCCTTTGGTATTTGAACTTCGGCAGATGGGAATACCTGTTACAGACTTCACGCCCACTAGGGGCAACGATAAAATAGCAAGGGTCAACGCAGTTACAGACTTGTTTTCTAGTGGCAGTATATGGTACTATCCATCAAGATGGGCAGATGAGGTTATTGAAGAATGTGCCTCGTTTCCCACAGGTGAACATGACGACCTTGTAGATAGTACGACACAAGCCCTTCTAAGATTTCGTCAAGGGGGTTGGGTCAGAGCAGAAAAAGATGATTGGGATGACGAACCAAAATACAGAAGACCAGTGGAGTATTACTAATGGCAGAAGAACTTTATAAGAAAAGAATGATAGGCTTAAATGTCATCAGAAAAAAAGTAAAAGAGCTAGATAAAAGAATATCTGGAATGGATGACCCTATAAAAAAAGCAAAACTTTCTAAACAAAGAGATAAGGCTATAGGCAGGATAGATAGCAGACTGAAGATGAAAAACTTTGGTTTTGGCACAAAAGCAGGTGTAACAAAAAAGAGAAATGAGTTCCTAAAAACTGGCAAAATGCCTAAAACAATATCAGGTTCAATCGTAGGATTTACAAAAAAACTTGGTGGAATAGAGGGTAAAAAAGTAGGCGGTCCTGTAGATAGGATTATTAAAAAACCTAAAAAAGCTGGACTTAAGCCAAAAGCCAAGCCACCTAAAATGAGTAGAGAGGTACAAGCTAGAGAAAGAAGTAGAGCTAATTTACAATCCGATCTTATGGATGAAAGGCTAAGACTTAGGAAGAAGTTTACTGGTCGTGGAACAGCAGGTTCAGCTCAGTTTAGAAAAGAGATGGCAGAACTTACGTCTAAAATGCAAAAGAAATTTGATATCGATCAAGACTTGGCTAAGAAATACGGAAAGGACGCTTACAAAAGCAGAGCTTTTGGATTGTCTCCAATAGCAGATAAAAACAAATCAAGAAAAACCCTACCAAAGAAAAGACAAGGATTTGTTGGTAGAAAAGCAGAAGAAATGAAAAAAAGAATGACTAAAATGCGTGGTGGTGGTTTAGCTAGATCAGGTTCAGCGAGTTTGTCAGGATTTAAAGTACGATGACAATCTCTAGAGCCAGTATGAAATCACAACTGGTTAGAGGTAAGAAGAAGTTTGTAAAACCTAAGAAGAAAAAGTATAAGAAAAAAAATAATAGACTCAAATAGTAACATAGTATTAACCTAAACAAAACTAGAGGTCATTATGGCAGGAACATCCGAAAGAGCAAAAAAACTCAAAGAGAGTAGAGAAAGAGCAAAAGAAATAAATAAAACAAAAGATCGTGCGCCTTTTGCTCCTAAAGAAGGTGAAACAAAAACTAGTGTAGGCTCTAAAGTAAGAAAAGAATCTAGACCACTTCCAAAACAAACAGGTCTCAGTAAAAGACTTCAAGGTGATTCGAAGCCATCCCCAGGATCAAAAATAAGAAAAGAAGACAAGCCAACCAAAGCAAAAGAACCAAAGGGTTTAACTGTAGGAACAGCAGCAAGAAGTGCTGGTCTTAGTGAGGCTCAAAGACAGGCTTTATCTAATAATCAGGCAGCTAAGAAAACTAAAAAAGACCCATTAGCAGGAAAGCCAAGAAGCATAGCAGCAGCAAAAAAAGCAGGTCAGCTATATTTTTTCGACAAGAATGGTGTTAAAAAATTAGCTGTAACTAAAGCTGACTTGGATAGAACAGGGTTGTCTTTGAGAGAGTATGCCAATAAGTATGCTCCTAAAAAGGTGACTAAAAAAGAAGCCGAAAAATTTAAAAAGAAAGCTGGAGGTGGCATGATGAAGAAAAAAGGTTACGCAGGTGGCGGAAAGATGAAAAAGAAAGGCTACGCAGCAGGTGGCAAAATGAAAAAGAAGATGACTGCCAAGGGTGGCGGTATGATGAAAAAGAAGATGATGGCTATGGGTGGTGCCATGAAGAAAAAGGGCTACGCTGTAGGAGGTGCTATGAAGAAGAAGGGCATGAAGAAGGGCGGTAAGACCATGAAGATGAGAGGCGGAGGTCTAGCCACTAGAGGCACAACTTTCTCTATTAGATAATGGCAGTAGATAAAAACTTAGAACCCTTTGAGGTAGAAGAAGGGGGAAACCCTGAAGAGTCAGAACTCAAAGTTGAGATAGTCAATCCAGATGCTGTGGCTATTGGTACAGATGATGGGGGGATGGTTATAGACTTTGAGGGAAGTGCTACAGAAGAACTTGTAGGACCTGATCACAATTCAAACCTAGCAGAGTTTATAGAGGACAGTGATCTCGAAGAGATGGCATCCGATCTGGTAAGCGATTTTGAAGCAGATAGGACATCAAGAAAAGAATGGTCAAGGTCTTATGTAAAAGGTCTTGATCTTCTTGGCATGAAGATTGAGGAGAGAACACAACCTTGGGAGGGAGCGTCAGGAGTTTTCCATCCTTTGCTCTCAGAAGCTATCGTTAGGTTCCAAGCACAGGCTATGGGCGAGATATTTCCAGCAGCAGGACCTGTCAGAACAAAGGTTGTAGGAAAGCAAACAAAAGAAAAGAACGAACAGTCAAAGCGTGTAGAGCATGAGATGAATTACATGCTTACAGAGGAAATGACAGAGTATCGTGATGAGATGGAGCAAATGTTGTTTAGATTGCCTTTGGCAGGCTCTGCTTTCAAGAAGGTGTACTACGATCCCATAATGGAAAGACCATGCTCTATGTTCGTTCCTGCTGAAGACTTTGTGGTATCATACGGAGCGTCAGATTTGATGTCTTGCTCAAGATACACGCATGTTATGAAAAAAACAGAAAACCAAGTAAGAGAACTACAGGTCAACGGATTTTACAGAGATGTAGAACTACCAGAACCAACAAGAGATGAATCAGACATACAAGAGAAGTATGATGAGATGGATGGCAGTGAGGCTGTCTATGATGAAGACGACAGATACACTATACTAGAGATGCATGTTGATCTGGATATGCCAGAACCATTTGAGGATAAAGATGGTCTAGCAAGACCATTTATAGTTACAATAGACAAGTCATCTAGAACAATATTATCAATAAGAAAGAATTGGTATGAAAGCGATGAAAAGAAAACTAAGCGACAGCATTTTGTTCATTATAGATATCTTCCTAGCCTTGGGTTTTATGGTACAGGACTTATTCATCTTATTGGTGGGTTGGCTAAATCGGCAACGTCCATACTTCGTCAGCTTATTGATGCTGGTACGTTATCGAATCTTCCTGCTGGTCTTAAAGCTCGCGGTCTCAGGATTAAAGGGGATGACTCGCCTCTCATGCCTGGTGAGTTCAGGGATGTCGATGTCCCTGGCGGTGCGATACGAGATTCCATTACGTTTATACCTTATAAAGAACCATCCTCAGTATTGTACCAGTTGTTGGGAAATATTGTCGAAGAGGGAAGAAGAATTGGGTCGATAGCTGATGTTCAAGTGGGTAACATGAACCCTAACGCTCCTGTGGGTACAACCTTGGCACTCTTAGAAAGATCGATGAAAGTTATGTCTGGTGTGCAGTCTAGACTACACGCTGCCCTGAAGAAAGAGCTTAGAATACTGGCTAAGTGCATACATGACTTTATGCCCTCTGAATATTCATACGAGATAGAAGGTGATTTCTCTAGAACAAGAGACTTTGATGGAAGGATTGACGTTATACCTGTATCAGACCCTAATGCGTCTACTATGGCACAGAGAGTGACACAATATCAGTCAGCTCTGCAGTTAGCACAACAAGCTCCACAGTTATACGATATGGGTAAACTTCACAGACAGATGCTAGAAGTTTTAGGAATACAAGAAGCAGATACCATAATTAAGCTACCAGAGGACATCAAACCGAAAGACCCTGTAGCTGAAAACATGGCTATAATGAAACAAGAACCTGTCAAAGCGTTTAAGTATCAAGACCATGAGGCTCACATTGCTGTACATACTGCTGCTGCTCAAGACCCGAAGATACAGCAAATCATCGGTCAGTCACCTTTTGCGTCAGCTATACAGAACGCTTTGGCAGCTCACATTACTGAACATGTGGCATTTCAGTATAGAGCAGAGATAGAGCAGCAACTAGGCGTTCCAATGCCAGATGAAGAAAAGCCACTACCAGATAGTGTGGAAGAAGAGCTATCAAGAATTACAGCGAAAGCTGCTGCTGCTGTTCTAGAAAAGAGCAAGAAAGAGGTAGCAGAGCAAGAGGCTCTAGCAAAGCAACAAGACCCACTTACCATTATACAGCAAAAAGAAATGGCTCTAAAAGAAGCTGAGTTTGCCCATAAGAAAGAAATGGACTTGGCTAAACTACAGGTAGACGCAAAAGCAAAAGAAAAAGATCAAGAGATTGAGGTAGCTAAAGTTGCAGTAAAAGCTGTACAGGATAAAGAAAAATCTACAATAGAAGAAAGAAAACAAGGCTTTCAAGAAGGCGTAGATTTAGCTAGAGAGTTTGTCGATGAGTAGTGAAAGTATCTACGCACCTCTTCTTAAAAAAATTATAGATTACAAAGAAAACCTTAAAGACCATCTATCCACGGGTGGTGCTAAAAGCATGGAAGAGTATAATTTATTGGTAGGTGAGTACAAATGTCTCGAAAAAATACAAGAAGATATACTTGACATAGAGCAAAGATTTATTAATGATTAAAAAAGTTCAAGTGAACTTTTTCGTATAAACGCAAGGAACTGTGATCCTTAATCACTGCATGAGGTAAAAATGTATCAAGCTATAAAGAAGGAAGAGGACCCAAAGGTCGCTTCCAAAATGCCTGAACCAAAAGGCTACAAACTCTTAATATCCCCAGTAGAAGTAGATGAGAAAACCGAAGGTGGTGTGTATATGCCAGACAGCATCAAAGATGCTGAAGGTATAGCATCTATAATAGGTTATGTTGTTAGCATGGGTCCTGACGCTTACAAGGACAAAGAAAAGTTTCCAACAGGTCCTTGGTGTAAGAAGGGTGACTTTGTGATATTTAGGTCATACTCAGGAACTCGTTTTAAGATTCATTCGCATGAGTTTAGAATAATTAACGATGACACAGTGGAAGCTGTTGTCGAAGACCCAAGAGGATATAAAAGAATATGAGCGATACAGCAGAAAAATTACAAGAAGATTTTGGTGAAGATCAAGTTGTTGAGTCAAAGCAAGAAGATAGCTTTAATGAAGAAGACTTTGATGTAGAAATAATAGATGACACTCCAGAAGAAGATCGTGTTCCAAAAAGAAACGTAGAGGCTTCTGAGAAGTCAGAAGAAGAATCAGAAGAAGAGATTAAAAACTATAGCGACAATGTTCAGAAAAGAATATCTAAGCTAAAGTATGACTTCCATGAAGAAAGAAGAGCAAAAGAAGAAGCAACAAGGCTTCAAGAAGAAGCTCTTAGATATGCAGAAAAGCTAAAGAAAGACAACGAAAACCTTAGAAAAACACTAGCTGATGGCGAATCAATGCTTATAGATCAAGCCAAAGGCAGAGTTGGTGCAGAGCTAGAAAAAGCTAAAAGAGACTATAAAGAGGCATATGAGAGTGGTGATCCTGACAAACTCATGGAAGCTCAAGCTAAGATGTCTAAGTTGCACAATGAAGAGTTTCGTGTAAACGAGTATCAACCTCAACCTGCTGTTGCAGAAACTCCACAACCTCAGAAACCCCAACAACCAAGGCTTTCTCAGATAGACTTAGAGTGGCAAAAAAACAATCCTTGGTTCGAAAAAGACACAATCATGCGTGGCACAGCTATGGGACTGCACGAGGAAATAAAGCAAAAAGGTATTGTGCCAGGGAGCGAACAGTATTATAAAGAGATAGATGAGGGGATGAGAAAAATATTCCCAGATAAGTTTGATGTTCAGCAAGAAGCACCTGAACGACAAAACGGAACCGTGGTTGCCCCCGTGGAAAGAAGCGGAAAAAAATCACGCACAGTGCGTCTAACAAGAACCCAAGTAGCCCTCGCAAAGCGACTTGGACTCAGCAATGAGCAGTATGCAGCGCAGTTAATGAAGGAACAATCAAATGGCTAATAGAGAACCAAGAGACACGCAAAATCGTGAAAAGCAGACTCGCAAAAAGCAGTGGGAGAGACCCACACTTTTGCCGACACCTACTCCGAGGGAAGGCGTTAAATTTCGTTGGATTAGAACGGCAGTACAGGGTCAATCTGATACGCCAAACGTATCTGCAAAATTTCGTGAAGGATGGACTCCAGTGTTAGCCAAGGATCATCCAGAGTTGCAAGTAATGACGGATATCGACTCAAAATGGTCTGAACATATTGAGGTTGGTGGGTTACTTTTATGTAGCAACGCAACCGAAACAGTAGAGAGCCGTAAGGAGTATCACAGAGAGCAGGCTGCTAGGCAGCTTGAAAGCGTTGATAATTCTTACATGAAAACAAATGACCCTCGGATGCCAGTTCTGAGACCAGAGCGAAGCACCCGAACAACGTAATGGAGGTAGACATATGTCTAGCACATCTGCTCCTTTTGGTTTACGTCCTGTAGGAACAACAGGTGGCGAATACACTGGTGGTTTTCGTCAATACCCAATCCTATCATCGTACTCCACAAGGATTTGTTATGGAGATGTCGTCAAGTTAGTTGACGGTGG